CTGGATGAGGGAGCTGTAGATCCTATACCACAATATGCTCCAGCAGTAACAACAAAACTTTCTGATGGTGTGGCTAACTCATTAGATGAAACTTGAAAACCATGTGCATTACCCTTTGTTATAGCCCATATTGTTGGTCTTTCATTTGAATATGAAGCAACTTGTAACTGAGATGTAGGAAGTGATGTTCCTATGCCCACCATACCATCGGATTTAATCCTAAACATGGTTGTAGCATAACCAATCTCTATAGGACCATCAGCAATTGCACCAGGCTGTTGTATTGTAATTTTACCAACATCAGCATAACTAGAAGTTATAACACCAGTAGTGTTAATATCAATTGAAGTATCTACCTTTCCAGCAATATTAGCATATGTCGAAGTCGTTGCAATACCACAATTTGTAGAGTATCCAGCGGTATTAGCATAAGATACAAAACTGATTAAGTTTGCTCCATCTCCAAAGACAGAATATACTTCTTCAAAGTTGGAATTAATTTTCAATGTTCCAGCTAACAGGGTATCCCCTGTCCCATCATTGGGCGCCGAACCAGTGTTTATACCTTGCCTAGCCATTACTTACAAGTGGTTTTTCTTTATTTATAGTTAATATGGAGGGTTGTCATCATGAGATGCTAATGTTGTTCCCATACGAGTAACCGTTGAATTAAATCTATTGGTATCATAATAGAAATTATTATCAACTTCTTTCAATGCATTTGCATATCTCGCCTTAACGAATGAAGTATCACCAATTGATTTTACCTTCATCAATTCATCATCAATTTGAATAACATCATTTCTTGATAAGGAACTAATTCCACTAGAAATAACAATACCCTGATCAGTAGCAGATACTTGAGATCCAACTCCAACAGTAAGTTTTTTATTCTTAATTGGGGTCTGAATAATATTATCAATCATAATAATAGCATTCAACTTAGGATCAGCATACTTAAGAACATGTGTTCCAGTACCAAATCCCGTAAAGTCCATTGGTAATGAAGTTGATAATCCAGATAATCTAAATGTCACATCATCAATCTTCTGTGCAAATACCGTGTCAGGCATTACTGTAGTACCAAGTTCAATTGGAGTCATATACAAATCATCCGCAGGTGTAGCACCTCCAATATATGTTCCAGCAATAGAAATTCTATTGGTAACTGCATATCCAGTTCCACCTTGAACAACATTTACACCAGTTACATCCAAATTAGCATCTCTAGTAACATCAAATGTTGCACCACTACCAGATCCATTATTGGTAGATGGTAGGTTATAATATGTTGTTAAAATACCAGTCCTTGTTCCTGTAACGGCAGTAACTGGGAATGTAAGGTTATTTGCTGGATTTGCACCACCTAGATGTGTTCCAGCAATACTTACAGTATCACCAACATCATATCCAGTACCACCTTTAATCAATACAACAGCAGTGGATATTGCAACACCACTTGTTTGATCATAATCAAATTTAACTTGGAATCTTGCTCCAGTACCATTTCCAGTAGTAATTCCAGGCAAACCGCCATCAGGACTACCAAATCCATACCATCTATAGACAACTATTGGATTTGAAGTAACAGCAACACCAGTTACAGGGCCTGGGATTTGAACGTTATAACCATTCTCATACATGGCACTAGATCCAGTACCAGAGGTAACAACAGACATAACAATGTCCTTAGTCCCTGTTGCGTGAGATGTAGTACCAATACCAATACCATCTCCACCCTGTTTGTCAAGAATTAACTCTTGACCAGATTGGAAATTATGTCCTTGAATACTAAGTGCATTATTAGTTAAATTAACAGCACTGGAATCTGAAGCACCATATGATACTTTAAATACTGGTTTATTATCAGATTTCAAATCAAATACAGTATTTCCTTGTAAAGTACCAGTTCTATCGTGAGCACCATTAAATCCTTGAGAAATATCATCTAACTTAAGAACTTTATTGGTCTTATTAAGAATATAACTCTTAATTGGTCTTCCTTCTGGGAAAAATATTCTTTGTACAGATCCATCGGGTAAAGCGTCATCCTCAGTTACCATACAGAAATTCTGTTTATTACCTAAGAATACGTCATTATCAATATTGATTATGAGATCAATTTTTTGATCTGCTGGTTTAACCTTCATATTGTTGGATTTTGCAATTCCAACACTTACTAAATTCAATGCATCTGCATCCTTCTTAGGATTACTGATAATTCTTAAATCTGAGAATTCAAGGAATCCAGATGGATGTAGAATAGATCTTACAGATTCTTTCCACTGATTGTAAGGAAGATCACTCTTAATTGAATATGAGAACTTCTGATAATAGAAGTTATCTGATACTCTTTGACTGAAATCGTTAAGAATACCAAAATTCATATCGTTCTTGGATACTTTATTTCTAGTAACTCCAAGTTTAGTCTTAACCTTAAATTTGGTTACGTCTCTTACATTTCCTTGCAATTCGGATACTTCACCAGTTAAGGTATCACCTGCTTTAAGTGTTCCTATTGTATCTCTAAGTCTTAACTGATTTAATCTTGGATTCCAACCATTTTCTGCAACATAACCTTCAAACTTAGTAGCAGTTACTCTTTCACCAGAAACATACTTTCCATCATCAATCAACTTCATATCAAAGACAGCCATGTCTTTGTAATTGACGATAGAACCTAGAGTAAAGTCATCATCATATTTACCAAGAGTTACAGTTGAAATACCTGCAACATCAGCCATACTGTAAGTAATAGTATAATTTGTAGTATTAACACCTGTTACTGAGAAGAACCCATAGTCATAATCTGCGGAATTAAAGTTACCTTCTCCCTGTGTTATTGAATCTGGTGTTATTCTACATCCTTCAACAAAAACAGAGTCTCCAATAGCAAATGGGAATGAGATAATAGTAGAAGCATACCCAGTTGTTACTGGTTTGTTGAATTGTGGATCAAGAAGAAGTTCTACAGTTACATCAGTACCAGAATGTGTAATATTATCAATATCATAACCATTAGAGTTCTTAGTAGTAATGATACTTAATGGTTCATTAAATTCATAAGCATTTTCAATAACCTCTACTCTATCAACAGATCCACCAATAACATGAGCAGCAATCCTAACATTATCATTACCACGAACAGTAAGAGTTGGTGGTTGAGTGTAATTCTTACCACCTGTTGTTACACCAACTTCGTCAATCCTTGCAATTCCATTAATATCTACAATTGCAGGGACGCTTAGGAATGGTAATAAAGTTGGATCAGTTGGATAATCAAATCCATCTTTTACTCTTTCGAGATTATCGATTTCACCTATTTCTGGAGAAGAAACTTTAACTATACCGTCCTTACCTTGAGTACTAGCAAAACCAATAACTTTAGGTAATACCCTATATCCTTTGCCAGGGAAATTGACCTTAGTTTTAGCAATTGGTCCTCTAGCTGTAGGAGAGTCAGTTCTATAAGTTATTGTACTAACACCAACCCTAGAAACATACATCTGAGGTTCTGTTGGTTTAGACTTTAAGTTGAATGTAAATTCCTTATCACTCTTTCTAAGAACACTATGTTCTGCCTTAATAACTATCTTATCAAAAGTTATGTTATTTCTACCAGTAACTTCAGTATCAGATATACCATATAATTTTCTGTCATCAGAAGGAACAACAGGAGTTAAATTATAATAACTCTTTCTTGGATAATTAGTACTTGATCTAAGACTAACAGTAGCATTAGGAGTGCCAGGAACACCACTTCGACTTACATTAAATCCACTATCAGCATCACCATTTACATCCAATCTATTAACAAAACCAATATCTTCAAAGAAGTCCAATCTCATATCAAGAAGAGTTTGATCGGAAACATCAAAAGTAATAATATTACCAGTAGTGAAATTAAGTGCTGGATTAATCTTAGCAATATGGTATGAACCAACTGCAACACTTGTAATATTAACTGTCGTAGCATTATCTACATCTTTTCTATGTTTGCATAATTTTATTGAACTAACATCTTCCCTTAAAACAAAATATGTTTCATTATCAATTAGTCCATTTATAGCATTTCCACCTGAATAATATACAACTTTATCACCACTCTGGAATGATGGATTATTAATTGCAATTTGAGTTAAATCTGAACTAAAATCATTATTATCGAAAGATACTTTTTCAGTAGTTATTTTAGCAAGTACTGGATCATACCTTAAAGAAACTGTTTCTGTTGCAACAGGTATTGCATCAATAGTAATTACATCACCACTAGTCAAATTGTGATTAGTTTTAGTGGTTATCAGTCCATAATATCTTTCTATTGTAGAAGTAACTTTAGGGAAATTAGTAAGAAGTGAATGTCCAAATCCAATATTGTTTGCAAGATTATAGAAATATACCGCATCAGCAGCAGTGGGGAATCCAACAGTAGATAATCCAATACGATCTCTACCAAGATTTACAGCATAAACAGTAGATCCTGTTTCTAAAATTACTGTTCCTATACCAGTTGTTGCTCCAACAGATGTTTTAGTCCAAACAAGTCCAGTTCCAGCATATCCAACATCATAAGTTAATTCCTGACCTGTTGTATAAACATGTCCATTAGGCATATAAATGGATTTTTCAGGAACAAATCTATTCTCTATTGAATAGTTTCCACTAGTATTCAATCCAGTGGAGATTATATCATAATGGGATCCAGTAGATCCAACACCAACAGAATTTTTTGGATCAAAATATGTGTAATAATTCTTTTGTGATAGGTATGTAATATCCTCATTACCTACTTCAAAGGAGAACTTAGTGGGTTTTAAAATGACATTATCAGTTCCAGCTCTATGTGTTGCAGCCATACCAACATAGAACTCTCTCTTAACAAGAAGTCTAGAGTATTGTTCATCAATACCTATAACTCTCATTGATTCAGTTCCTATACCAATAACATCATCTTGATCAAATCCAAAGGTATCAGTTACACTAATATAAGTGGTAACCCCAGTAGTACCTACATTTGCAAGATCAGTAGCCAATCCAACAGACCTAGTAAGAACTTTTACCTGTTGAAGTCCATTAAACGGAGTAAATTGTGTTGTTGATATTCCAGAAAGGTATATTGTTTCACCATTAGCAATTTCATGTGGAACTGTTGTTATACCAACAATTCTTCCTTCTTGTAATAAAAGAGTTGTTTCTGGAAAAGTAGATACTCCAATTTGTACGGTATTAACTTCAGAACCCAATACTTCAGAAACAACAATATTTGTTCCTGTACCATCTGTACCAGTATTATCTAATGTAAGACTATCATTAACTTTATAATCGGTTCCTCTAGCAAAAATAGTTACTGAAGATATACCAGAAGTTTTAGTCTTTGTTACGTTAAATCTTTGTTTGTAATTATCACTTATTTTGTCAATAAGATCATAATCCGAGTTTCCATATGAAAGATAATATGGACCAATATTTCTTGTTAATTCATTTTCTATTACAGGATTATCCTGATTGAAAAATGTGATGAAGTTATCCTCAATTGGAAGATCCTTGAATTTTGTACCCATAATGTATGGATACTTAGGTTCAGCAACACCACTAGAATCAACATCAATACTATAAAAATATGCATATGTTCCATCTGGATATTGTGGAGTTATACAATACCTTCCACCATACTCATCAAGATCTCCAGAATTATCAAACTTAAAGTCATCAATAAAGTAACCCAAAGCATATCCAGGCGGTCTAAGACCAACTTTAGATGTAGTATCAACTATGTAACTAGTTGTTAGTCTTATAACACTACCACCAGTAGGACTCTCAAAACCATAAGGACCATATATTGGATTGCCATCATAAGCATAACCCAATATAGGAGAGTGTTGTGGATTTGCACTTTGTTCTAAATTACCAGAATCAATATTATCACCAAGTTGATATCTCAACTTCTTAGGTGGATACATTGATACTGTTTGAAGTTGAAACTCTGGGTTACTACTTGGTTTGGTTAGAAGTGAATCTTCATCACTAATAATACTCTCATTCTTAGTTACCTGATTGATCTTCCATTCATGCACATCACCAATAAACTTAGCACCAAGACCTCTATTCCTTAAAGTTAATGTAGTCTCACTTATTGCATATCCAACTCCACCATCAAGTATTTGAACACCTGTTATTTTATTATTAGTGATAACTGGTTGAATATCAGCAAAACTACCTGTAGGACTGTATACAATTATGTCCGAATCCTTTCTAAATCCTAAACCAGAAGCAAGTATTTGAACATCTACAATAGAACCATCAATAATAATTGGTTTTAGCAAAGCTGGTGTAGTAACTGTAGATATACCAATTTCAGGTCTTCTATGGAAGTCTAAAATGTTAGTGCAACCATATCCAGTACCACCTTCTTCCAAATAAACACTTTCAATATTTCCAAGTACCCTTGGACTTATTGTAGGTTGAATAATTGTAGTAGATCCTATCGCAGATAATGTTTCAACAGAAACAACAATAGGTGGATATGAAATGGTATGTTTTTCACCAGTACCTATTCCACGGAGAGTTGCACTTCTCTTTCTATCATAATTTTCGGGAGTTTTTTGAGTACCAATACCGACATCATATAATTTAAATCTATTACTATCTAATTTACCAACAGCATAATTGGTAGTTGTTGATAGTCCATTAATAAGAGTTCCAGTAGAACTATACTTTACTATTTCTCCACTCTCAAAATTATGATTAGGTGCAAAAATATAATCATCAGAGGTACTTATACCCGACTGTGTATCCCCATTAACTGGTCTTCCAGGCACAATAACCTTTTTATTGGAATAACCCTCTCCAGGCTCTTTTACATAGATCTTAGTGATTGTATTTTTTGCTTCAAGTGTTGTTAATCTATGGAAACCAAAACTAACAGATCCCAAATTAACTGTATTAATTCCAGAAACAGCATCTTCTGGAGTTGTGTGTAATTTAATTATTAAATCACTAACTGGAAAAGCATAATAAGTTGAACCACTTACAATATTACCAACTGGAGTATTTCCTCTTGCATCATATACAACACCTTCACCTAATTCAAAATTATGTCTAGTTTCAAAATCAATAGTATCCGATGATGTATTGACTGATGTACCATCTGCTTTAAAGTTATTCTGAATTCTTCCTCTAACAAAGTTAGACTCCAAAACAGCACCAGCACCATTACCACCAGTAACAGATATCTTTGGTTTCTCTTGATATCCTATTCCAGGCGTTACAAGTTTAACATCTCTGAATGATCCAGTTACATTAGCATGAGCAGAAGCACCAGAACCCTGATTATCATTAATAATTAATGGAGGTCCATTAAGAACATCATAATCTTTACCAGAATCGGTTACTTCAATATTAGAAATATCTCCATAGAACATTTGTTCATCAAGAACAGTCGGTGGAAATAATTCAACACCATTACCCAACAGTGCTATAGGTCTATTATCAATATCTCTTTTGTTTGGATCATCAAAATAATTCCTTTCTTTTACATATGGAAATTTACGTAAAATCTTTTGGTTTTTAAGTGTTTTATTTTCCCAACCAGACTTGTATATGTACTGTCCTGTAGTATTTGTCTTTAAAGCAATATACTTTTTAGCAAATACATCAGAACCACTATATGAAAGTCTAAACTCGGTCTGATTTACACTGGTAACAAAGTAAATACCAGTTTGAATTCCACTTAAAGTAGTATTATCCCAATATATCTTATCTCCAGTTACATAATTGTGTTTAAAAGCAGTATTGGATTGTGGGTCAATAGATTGTATCGTATATGTGTATCCACCACCTAAAATTGGAGTTCCACCATCTAGTGCTTCTACAGTATCAGACTTAACCCAAACTTTGTTATCTGTCGCAAAAATGGGGTAGTTTGGTAATCCAGAAGAAGCAACATAATTATATCTCTCATCTTTATCCAAATAAGTATTCTGGATACCTACTGGGAAATCATCAACACCAGCAAAATAATTAGAATTATGAGAAGCTTTTATAACCTTCTTTTGAATTGTTGTTGGAGAAGCAGGAGGAGTTGAAGATACCTGAACTACAACAGTGTTTGAGAATTTCTTTTGTATATTTGTTGCTCCATACTCAATATCTTTAACGATAACAGATATAGAATTTCCAAACTGGTCTGCTAGAGTTAATTCCTCATCAACATAGAAAACGATGGCATCAAATAGTACAATTCTATAAGTATTGATATTTACTTGACTAAATGATGAAATTGAATGAGTAGAAGGAATATTATAAATCCAATTATTAAATTTTGGATCATCTCCCAAATCTTCACCAAAAGAGTTCAATTTCATTGAATCTCCAACCATCATATTTGATGTGTCGGTAGTATCAACGGTATCGATAACATTTACAAGTCTAAATTGCAATAAAGCAGTTTGACCTATACCAGAATATGCATATGCTAACTTATTCTGAAATATATCTGCAGCGAAATTTAAATCAGTAGATACACCAGTTACACCAAGAAACTGATTAACTGTTTTATCTTTATATGATACATTAAGGAAGTTAGAATCTTTTGTTGGTTTAATTAAAAGATTACCAGTTTTACCAAACCCAACTGTAGAGTCAACAACAATTGAAGTAGAATCTTCTTTAGTTGCTTCAAGAGTTTTAGTTTTGCCTGGAATCTGGAAAGATCCATCAAAAGAAGTAGAGTCTAGAGACAATTCATAAAAGTCTTTAGAACCAACAGGTCTATATTCTACATTATAAATCGAAGCACTTGCAGTTCCAATGCCAGGTATATCTTGGTATAAGAAATTACCAACTGCATTTAATGGTTCTCCACCAAAAAGATTTTCTACAAGTAAGTGTTTTGTCTGAAAATATACGTTGGATGATGCGGAAATAGTCTGATCAATTGGTTTAATCAGTTCAATCTCTTCACCATAAAGTAATTTAAAGAGAATCTGATATGATGCATCAGTTCCCTTAGACATATAAAAGTCTTTTGCCCTTGTTAGAACATTACTAATTGATGTTCCAGTAGTAAAAGTTCTATTTTCAAAGCCAGGAAGGAACTCAGTCTTAAACTTAGTGAAGAATGTTTGTAGGAATAAGTTACTTAAATTCTGTACTGGAGTAGTAGCTAGATGTTTATCAGCTTCTGTCTCCTGAAAACTTAAAAATTCAGATGCGTCTTCTCTTGATATCTGGTCAATACCACTAAATCCCCTAGCACAGTCTAAAAATTGTGTTTCGGTTTTTGAAGTATATGTAATAATCTCATTGTCAATCTTTAAAAGACCATATGAAGTTGGCCAACCAGCAGTGGAAGTTACAGTTATTGTACCCTCACCAGCAAGAATATCAGCCGTCAAAACCGTTGCAGGCACTAGGGTTTCATTGTTAAATGCACTTATCTTTCTATAATCAACAAGATTGCTAGCTAAATCAACAACACCAGATTGGTGTTCCTGTGATTGATAATAGACGTTAAGGAACTCCTTAAAGAGGGGTGACTCCTGATTCAGAAATTCAGGAATCTGCGACTCAATAATATGAGAGATTTTTACCTTTTTAATATCCGTCATTTATCTTGTATAGACTGAGCCAGTTGTGTAGCTGGATGTAGTGACGTATGATGTAGCAGATGTATTTTCACCAGATGAAACAACGTCAGGAATAGCAGAGACCTCACTATGTTGAACGTCTAGTTGTAAATACAAATCTTTCAATGCAATAACATCATTGGATTGTGGAATTCCTTCTATTTGAATTGTTCCATTTGCCAATGAAGTACCTGTTATATTTACCACATCCAAAATGATCTCTCCTTTTGTGTAATCTATTGTTCCAGCATCATTTTTAACAATGAGAGGTAGATTGTTTTCAAGTTTGAAAAATACTAATCTTCCAGTTGTAGTTCCAGATATAGGAACATCTCCAAGATAAACAGTTCCATTAATATTACTTACGGTAAATCCTGTAGATTTAATACCATAACCATCACACTGTTGATAGAAAGCATTTCCATAACAAAGTTCGTATGTAGCAAATGTATTGATTTCTGGAATGATATCCCTTCTCATCTTAACTTTAGTAATGTTAGAAGTAACACCCCTAGCAGAGTCATCAATCAAACCAACAACTTTACTATATTTGAACCTTCCACCAAAAGCATTGATATCTGTTGATTGTGCATATGAAGTCAATGTCTTAACTACAGATGTCCTCAAATCAGTTACATTGGATATTGCGTTAGTGTTGTAATAAACAGATGAATCAACTTCAACATAAAGATACTTAAGGTCTATAATCTCTGGTTTAATTCCAGCAATAGAATATTGTTTCAATTGTGTAGAGATACTATCTTTAGTAATCTGAGATAGGAATGAACCATTTCTTGGTTTAATCGATATGAATACCTTTCCATACTCAGGTGGATCCAACTCCTCACCCCCATAGGCGGTTACAGACTCGACGTTAGGATAAACATATGGAATTATACCCTTATAGTCGTTTGCCGTTACTGCACGATACTGTGCAGCGTATATACGGGGTGCCAGGTATTTGATTGAACTGATATCTTCTACATTATCACCATTTGAAGCACTAGATGTAGTTGTAAGTAAAGAAATACCACTTGTAAGAGTTGCATCGGTATCATCTTTCAAAATACCAATGAAAGAGAAGTTAGCAGCACCATTAGCAAGAGGTCCGTTAGTTACAATATAACTGACACTAACTGTTGCACCAGCTGGTGGCTTCTTACCTAAAATTCCATCACCAAAGAGTATCTCATACTGTTCATCTTCAATTTCCTGAATAAGGAACAATTTAGAAGTAGAATCTACTCTTAGAATATTGTCATATAAAGCATAAATCTCATTTGTTGTTGATTTTACCGTAACACGAATAGAAGTAGTATCAATATTCGAGTTTGGAAGAATAAATCTTTGATTTGGTTGAGAATAGTCAATTGTGAAGGTTTTTGTTAGATATACACCTTCAGAGAGTGTTAAGTTATTGAAAAGAGCAACATTATTGTCATCTACAGTTGCAACGAAATCATCTGGAATTGAAAATATATATTGACCACCTTGTTGATTACCTAATGCGACTTGTCCAGCTTTTAATATTACAACCCTAGTATCATTTGTCCCTAGATCAACACTAAAATTAACCGTAGCAGAAGCAGACCTACTTGACCTTGGTACATAACCAATATTTCTTGCAAGTGAAACAACATTCTCTCTTAGAGTTGCACTATCAAGAAAACACTCATTAACTGCCATATTGGTGTTATAAGCAGTAATATATGAGTTATATGCTAATAGATCAATCAGAACAGAGAAGTTTGATCCTTCAAAGTCAAAATCTGTGAAATTACTATTAGTTCTCAGATAATCTTTAATTTGTGCCCTAAGATCAGCAAAGTCTAGGTTAGTAAACTGATTAAACGCCATTATAGTCTAGTAGATTGAAGGACAAATTCTATATTTTGAGTAGGCAAAGCCAAACCAGTCACATCATATCGAATTTCAACATTTAATTCATTTGTATCAGGTGGAAAGGAAACTCTACACCTAACATTACTTACCCTTGGTTCAAAGTTTTCAAGTAAAAGAAGTATATCGTCTTGAATACTTTCTTGATCAAAAACTGTATTTAATTCAAACAAAGAAGACTCAATCTGTGTTCCAATCAAATCATTATAAAATCTTTCACCGAAACGAGTTCTGACAAGATTCATGACAGATCTTCGTATGGCATCCTCATTAGAAAAAATACCAATATCGTTCGTAACTGGATGTTTAACAAATGATAAAGCAACATCCTTAAAAACTTGAGATTTATTTTTTGATCGGTCTATTAGAGCCATTCTGGTTCAGGACACTTATGTGTATCTAGGTCACTTTCTTCCAATTTTTGCTTTCTTCTAGCATCATTGGCATCATCTCCAACAACTTCACGCAGTAAATTGTCTTCGTTTTTAGTTTCCATACCAAATTCCATTATTATATCTTATTTATCGCATAAAAAAAGCACTTAGGTATTTACCCAAGTGCTTAAGGTTATTCAATTGTCTTTTTCTACCCTGCTGCCAATGGTGACTGAGAGTTATTATTGATTGCAGCAGACTTTTTACGTGCTTGTGCGGAGACATCATATTGTCCTACTGTCTTTCCACTTCCACCGCCAACTGTATTGACGTTATGTGGTGCCTTTGTTGGATCTGAATCTGCCATTAACCTTGTCCTCTGTAGGGTTTTCTTTTGTGATTTCGACTAGTTGCAGAGTATTTTGAATTATTACCCTGTCCTTGTCTTGTCTTTTTCTGAACCGCACCTATGGGCGATCCGTCCTTTGACATTTTTCTTATTGACATAAGTTATTTATCAATCCGAGTATCATTTTGATGTTTAGCTTTCAATCTTTGCGGAGAATAACCTTCACCAATATAGTATTCAAGTCTTTTTTCCGCTTGTTCTTTTGTTAGTCTCTCATCGACCTTGGGGTCAATGACATACCAGCCATTGGTCCCAAGTTCTACGATTTTATATAACGTTTCAGTCATATTAGATAACTCGTGTTTTCTCGTGTCCTACACGAATCTTTGGATCACACCAGATCTCGTATCCAGCTTCTTTTGCATCGAGACAGAAACTAACGTCTTCTCCACACATATCCTGAACTTCACCAGAATCAAAGACCTGCATCTTAGGAGCAAACCAAGGATACTTCATCTCTTCGTTCTCGAATACACCTTTCTTGATCAATAACCAACCAAATCCAGTGTAATCTACGGTGAATGGCTTACGACGACGAGAAATGGACTCAATAGTCTCGTGATTCATA